ACGACCTGAAGGGTGCTCTAAGGGAGGATCCAGCGCACCGGTGCGACCCTGATAAGGTGGCAACGGCAACACTGCTCAAGGCGGAGGCGAAGTCGTGTCCAAAGTGCGGTGTGAGCATTTGTAAGATTGAGGGCTGTGACCAGATGTGGTGTACCCAGTGCAATACGGGCTTCAGTTGGCGCACCGGTAAGTTGGCGGCAGGACCGGTTCACAACCCGCATTACTTTGACTGGCTTGTTGCGCAGGGTCGTGACCCGAATGCGAATCCTCTACAGAATGGGTGTGCGGTCGACCGTGATATCATCCGTGCCTTACAGGGACCATTATGGCGTAGTCCGATACATTGTTATCTTTCGGAAGCTTGGCGGCTGATGAACGAAGCGGAGGATGCCGCACGTGTAGAGAATCAGGACAATGATGAGAAACTTCGTGTTATGCGTGTCAAGTTTATGCTGGGTGAACTCAATGAGGAAGACTGGCGTTATACACTTCAGAGGAGTGAGAAGAATATGCGCTTTGCGGTGGCAAAGGCGCAGGTGGCACAGGTATTTGCGGGCGGGGCTCGTGAAATCATCTCGCAAATTCTCGTAGAGGGTTGCGACAAGAAAAAGATTAAACAGCAGGTCCAGGACCTTGTAAAGTATTGTAATGCATGTTATGGAGATATTGAGATGCAGTTTCATCGTAAGATTAAATCAATTAATGTGGAGGAGCATATGCGGCAGCCAACGGATGTTGACGAGGATGCTATTGCTCAGCAGCGTATTCGGCAGCAAGCGGCGACTTTGGCTGCAGCTCGTGAAGTTGAGCGTATTGCTAGAGCCGCTCTCACTCAGCGAGCCTAGAAATCATCCGATCTATCTTCGGGAATTGCCATACAATATCCATTATTTCCACAAAAACTTTTTTTGTCGCAGTCGGCATCAGAGTAGCAGTTAACAGCAACTTTTACGGGTCCGTACCACGCCCAGGGATAGCTCCAGCCGTACCAACCCCAATTATCTCCACTATCACCGCTGCCACCCCATCCACGCCAGGTACCCTGATTGGGACCAGTGTAGCCAGCGGGTCCATGCCATCCTCCGTGCCCACCCCCGCCGTGCCCACCCCCGCCGTGCCCACCCCCGCCGTGCCCACCTCCGCCATGCCCACCACCATAGAATCCCTCTCTCTTCATCTTCTTATCATCTACACCGATACTACCGAAGTTTGGTTCAATATCATTACCAAATCCGCCGTTAGCACCGACACCTAATCCACCATTAAAGCCGACACCAAACCCACCGCCAAAACCCTCATAGGTTACGTGCCGTAGATGGCTGCGATGAAGTCCGAACGATTTTGCCAGACTACGGTCACGAAACCGAGCAAATACACCAAATGTGCCCAATGCACATACAACAACAAGAATAAATAGATGTTTCCAAATCTCCATTCTATTGAGGAGCTGTAAAAGAAAACTTGACCGTTATGGTTCCCCCGTCTGAAGCATTCATAACGCATGGTGGAGGCAACACCGCCTCCCCCGTGTAATTTACATACATTTCCAAGTAATCAGCGTGTAACTGTGCTATTATATAGTACTGCTCAACGTGAGTCTCTAAATGTAACCGGACCGAGCCGTCCACGTCGGGAACAGAGGATACGACTTTATACCCTTTCCACGACATTCCGTTAAAATCCCAATTTAAGTACAACGTCCTGTAGGACATTTATTTAGCATACGAAAAAATTATCATCGCCAAAACACGTATAATCTTAGTCATCAGTAATCAGGCAGCCGGTATCGGGCTCTGGCTCCTCATCGGGCTCAGTAACAATCTCAGTTTCTTTCACCATATCTAGAACCACGGGCACCGGCGCATTCATCTGCTCAAGGCGGAATGCCCACATCGCCTCCACCTCGGCGTCCATCAGATTGAGTTTTACAATCTTATAAGACTTATTGTTCGGATGTAGGATGACAAGAGCAAGCTCATTCACAATCAGACCGTAGAACTTCTCCAATAGTCGGCGGTAGTTGTTGAGCTGTAGGGAGTAATGCCAGTAATTACAGTCATCCAAGTGCGCCAGCGGACCAAGTCCCTTCTGGTAATTGTTTTCTGTCTTAATCTCCTTAGAGCGCTTCCAGTCGTAAATTGCGTACGTCCCATCGGGCTTTGCATACACCATATCAATAGAACCGGCAAGGCGAATCTCGTCGTTGAAGACCAGCCACTCAGTACGGAAAGGGACGAATCCCTGAGGCAGCCGCCACTTCTGCTCATATTTCATAAAGTAGTTCCATTCGGTACTAGGATTCGCTTCCCACGAATCACCGGCAAGATTGCCAATCGGCGACGCATTGTAGTAATGTTCAATATCTAGATGCATACGGGTCCCTGCCTCACTCGCCTCAGCACCAGAGGAGGACCATAGGTCCTTGATTCCCTGGGGCGTCAGTCCCTTGTACTTTTCATAGGATGCCCCGCCAGGCTTCCAATTAGAACTACGCATCATCTTACGAATGACATCATCGGGGTCAAAATGACCGAAGAAACTGTGAACAAAGCCGGTACAGGAAATATCATAACGTGACCCATCAATAGTATATTTATGGGTCGCCTCATCGAAAGTAATACGTTCATCACGGGGGTGTCGGTTTACAACTGCAAGCCGCTGCCAGTCCAGGGCTCCGTCGCTAATTGATTGAGGCATTCCAAAATCTTTTATACAAACCTCAACATCAAAGACCGAAGACTCAATTTTTGCGTCCGCCAAACATCATATGATAAAAGGCAAAAGCGCCAAATAAAAATACAAAGATAATAAAACAACAGTAAGCAAGCCACTTGCGGTTTTGGGCAACCGGCTCTGGACTTTCCAATCTAATTGTTAGAATTTCAGGTCTTACCGTTATAACTGAGGTATCATTCTCTCGAGCAGAGATCTCAAGATGGTCAGCTGGCGGTGCTGAAGGTTGGGGCGCTGAAGGTAAGACTGAGTAGGCTACAGGATCCTGAAGGACTAAGGAATCCATTACCTATTAAAGGTAACATACTTTTAAACTAATAGTATGCCTATTCCAAAAGTTATCTATCAAACATGGAAAACAAAAGATTTACCCCCAACTGTTCAAAAAGTTCGTGATGATATACAAGCACTAAATCCTGATTATAAAATGGTCCTTTATGATGATGCGGAGATGGATACATTTATGAAAATGAGTTGTGATGAGGCAGTTTATAAAATCTATTCAAATTTAAACGTTGGTGCTGCAAAAGCTGATTTTTGGAGATATTGTATTCTTTATAAATATGGAGGTGTTTATCTTGATATTGATTCAAGTATTATAAAACCACTTGATGACTTAATTTTAGAAAACGATCAATGTATTATTACAAGAGAAGGTTCGGCTGGAATATTCAATAATTGGATAATGGTATTTGATAAACATCATCCAATATTACGCATGGCAATTACAATTTGTTGCCATAATATTTTAAATAAGGTTACACGTGATATTTGTCATTTAACTGGACCTCACGGTCCATTTACAAATGCAATAAATATAGTTATGTTACCTTTTTATAATAAAAATACTAATTTATATTTTGAAAAAGATGAAGATTTAAATTCTATTCTTAATAATCCAAAATACGATATACGTGCTAGATTTTACGGAATGGATATGGAAAAGTTTGTGTTGTTTAAACATGATTATACCGATGATTTATATAAGGGTCACACATATTGGAGACAAGAGTATAAAATATTTAAGAATTAGACCCTTATCCGTTGGTCTAATACGCCAGTCCAACTAATTTCATTAGTGCACGACCTAATAGGTTTGCACCAGTGATAGAGCCATCAGTGCCAATCGTGCCAGTCATCTCGTTGTCCGCCGTAGCGGTATAGGCTACTAGTCGGACCTTCTGCTCCTTCACCGCCTCTAGAATCTTACGGAATAGCTCATCTTCGTCGTAACGCTGCTTGAGATACGCCATAAATGGACCTTCTAGTGTCGCACCATACTTTTCGTGTGTAAACGTTGCACCGGTTTTCTTAATTACGGCTGGCTTCTGCGCATCACGCATCTTGACACCGAGTTCATCATTGAGAACAGCAAGTGCTTCGGCACTGGGGTTAGGTCCTAGAGCACGCTTCTGCTCCAAATACTTCTGGTAGATATTACCAGTTGTTGAGAAGAGCTGCGCACCAAGCTCAGGCTTATCAGTGCCGAGTTCGTACTTGAGGGCTCCAATCACCGCTTCAAGATTGGGATATACTACAGAGGCATTGTTGGGATCCTTGAACATAAATGGCGCAAAGGTACTGATTATACGGCGCCATCCCTTCTCCTTAAGCTTGAGGTCATCCTTTGCAGCAGACTTGTAGTAGAAGGGGTATGCTGGTCCGGTGGCAAGAACAAATTCAGGCTCAGCCGCCTCTTCTGCCTCTGCCTCCTCCTCTGCCTCTTCTGCCTCCTCCTCTAACTCTTCGGCAGCAGTAGGAGGAGCAGCCGCCTCAGGCATATCTGCAAGTACATTTGCCTCAGTGAGTTGACGCTGGTCAGCCAATCCCTGTTTGAAGGCTGATACAGCATCTCGTGATACGTACGATTCTGGAACTATATCAGCCCCTGTTACTGTCGGAATAACTGGAGTGGGTGGTGGTGGTAGAGAGAGTGACGAGGACGTAGAGCGACGACGGAAGATGAACCACCGATTGAGGAAACTAAAGGTGCGAATTACAGAGCTCATTGCATAATTACGACCGCTGGCGGTTGCCATTTCGTGCGAGGTAGAGAAGAGATTCGTGGATGCAGCGAGATTCATCGCCGCTAACTCTGCTGCATTGAGCAGTTCCATACCAATTTCTCCCATACGGCGCACGAAGTACTGGAATGATACAAGATACTCACGGTACGTCTCACCGATACTGATGAAACTGACATCAATTGCCTTTCCGAGAGATTCATCGGTCGCCGGAAGGACCGTCATTTCAGCGTCGTATTTCTTAGTAATGCTCCAGATATCTGACGCACCTTCGTTTCCGCGCCGAATTCCATCTGTTGGCAGGTCCTGGAGCAGCGAAACAACTTTGTCACCATCAAAACAGCAGCCAACAAAGTATCCACCGACTTTCACTGTTTCCGCTAGATTGCGTAGCCAGCCATCAAGTGTGGCACGGTCCTTGAAGAAGTAATGGAGTGAGAACATGAGGGAGGCGACATCAAAGCCAGCAGATGCCATTCCACGCATCTCCTGAACATATGGCGGTGCCGTAGGATCCGATTCGCCCCACAGAGTCCTTAGCATAGATCGGTCAAGAGGCGTCTGACCGGCGGAGCCGTCAGCGTAGCGAACGGCAGAATCGGCTTGGATAAATAGCATACGGGGAACACCAGAGCCGTTCTTAGAGCGCATTAGATATTGTAGGTATCGGCGATACGCACCATTCTTATTATCAACCAAACCAGTCTGAGCAATATCACAACCAAGTACCCAACCAACACGGGCATTCATCCACTTGTGAATATCACCTGCTTGACCAACGGACATATCAAGCACCGATGCACCCGCCGTAAGTACCTTTGATAAGAGTATTTCATCCTTGATATAACGATTGTGGAAATCGGACAGTCCACGAATTTTATTGAGGTCCCGTTGGGGCGCTTTTCGCTGATAGTACGCCAGATTCGTTGTTAAGGGGGCAGGTCCTCCCTCAACTACCTCCTCTGTAATGGCACCACGGCGAATCATATACTCGGTAACGGGGTCGTGGATAGAGAGCCATACATCATTGGCGACTTTATCACTATTCAGGGTTCCACCAACAATGCCACGAGTGAAATCTTCAGTTTTATCCCAGCGAACACGGAGAGGCACCCAACGCCAGCCGGCGGGCGCCTCTGGCTTATACACCATTTCTACAATTGTACGATTCGTAATGGCATCTTTCGTCTCCTCGCAATAAATAGTATCATCGAGGGATTCGAGACTTTGAGCGGCAGGCGCAGCGCCGGCGGCATCTGTTGCACCGGCATTTATCGCAACATAGCAGACGGACGCCATAGGATCAGGTGGAAGCGGTGTAAATTCGACAGGCTTGTAGGTGCTGCGTGTTCCCTCCTGAAGCGAAGACGGGTACGGTTTCTTATTGAGGACGGTGTCACGGGGGTCTACAAGTGCCGGATCCAACGATGAGCCGACAAAGAGTCGTAGTGTCTTATAGCGAACAATCTGATTTGTATCTTCACGCAGTTTTGTATTAATTGCGTCTACCATAGTCACCTTTCCTTCGCTATCCTTCTCTTTCTCTGTTACAACTAGGAAATCAACCGAATTTTGAGAAGCGGGCTTCCACTTTAGTTGTGCTTCCCAAGTATTAATATTCTTGATAAGAGGCGACGCATTAGGCGTGAAGATAAGACCGTCGGTGTGATAGGGCGCATCACGGGCAAGTCGGTCCAATACAGAGGCAGCCTCTTTGAAGATGCCGGTAGGATCGGTAGGGTCAGCAGGCGTTTGGAATGTTTTCATATGAATGGAGAGACTGTTCTGTTTGGGAATGTTAGCAACTGTATACTCTGCATTGCTGAGTATAGCAATCGTTTCACGCATAGCCGCCTCACGGCTAACAGCAACATCTGTACCACGAAGAATGAAGGGGCGAGATGATACATCCTCGCCACGTCGACCGTTGAAGATATCAAAGGCATAGTAGCAGCTCATTTGCCCACCCTTGGCATCGCTTGTGACCCACTCACCATCTAGAACAGCACCCGCCCATTCTGCGACTTCGGTATCGGCAAGTCGTCGGTCGGTGCCATATACATTCAAGGAACGGTCTACCATATAAATACGTCCATTCTTTGCAACAATCATCAGACAACGCAGACCATCTGCCTTATCTGTTACATTATAATCCTCAAATCGAATATTTGCCATATCCGCCTCCTTTTCGAGCCCCATATGCGACTTGCGAAGAGTGATGGGTTGTGAGCCTGGAAACGAGCCCTTCTTTGCGCCAGTCTGCCCCTCCATATGCGAAACGACCTGTTGACGTACAGACTCACGGGTGAGGATATACGACTTCTGTAATCCACGTAGCACTGAGACAATTCCGAAGATAAGAGCTTTCTTCGTCGCCCCCGTAAGCGCCTCTACTTCGAGTTCGTAGTGCGTCGGTTGTTTGACAATACCCGCATTATTAAACGTGGTTGCTTGGATATAGTTTCCACGGGTGTCTTTCCGATTTTCCCGTACAAACGAGGCATCAAACTGGAGACCCTTCCAGTGTAGGGATGTGAAGCTGAAACGTTGCATGTAGCGGAACGCTTTGGGTAGAGATGCCCAGCGGGAGACGGCATCAACTACACGAGGATCATCCTTGGATAGTGGAATTTCACGGCGAAGTTTGACACGAACACCGTATTCAGGTAGGTCAATTTCGCTTGGTCCCTTGGCACCGGCTTGCTTCTTATCCTTGAGAATACAGAAGAACGGTTTACCCTTTAGTGTATTATCCCGGCAGTACGCTTGTACAGTACCTTCACCGATAAGAGTAAAGCGTAAGCCACCTGAAACCATGATATTTAGTTTGGGCGCTTGGGGACTCTCCTGTAGACCCATATTACGTAAATGCTTGATTGCATTCAAGAATGACGTATAGTCGAGCTCCTTGCCGTCAGGGCGCTTAAATGTTGCCTCAATCTCGGTCTCTGTAGCGGATTCCCACGCAGTCCATAGGGTATCCAAACCCTGCGATTCGACCGATTTGAGTTCGAGGGACATACTTCTATTAAGTCTAAGACTTTTTGCTTAAAGCCATCAACTTTTATCTCAACCCTGGGCTAGACCGGTGCCGCTTTAGCGGCTACAGGTCCTGCTCTGCTAGACCGCCGCCAGAGCCCCGAGTCGGGACTTTAATTTATATCCGGCTACAGCGGCAATACGAGCAACCTTTGACCCGGTCACTTCCGCCATTCCAAGCTTCTTTCCTACTGATTCTAGCTCCCCCAATGTTAGTTTTTCAAGACTGTGAATAACTGACGCCGATGGTAGTAGAGTCCAAGAATTTGTTGTAGCATAGTCGGCAAGAGCCCTTCCGTTATGAACACCGGCAACACGCATCATCATTCCGGTATGATGTACGTGATAGAGTCCCTTAACTCCACCTCCTCCTTCACCAATATAATCAGCAGCAGGATATACAGTAATTATCTTCTCATCATCGTCCCAAATGGCAACTTGAATCTGTTTAGCGACGCACAGGAAGTCTAGAAAGGCTGATACCGCTTTATCGCTCTTTACGACTTGCCATAGAAAAACAGACTTTGCTTGCTTGAGTTCGTGTAAATCGCCACCGGATGCACAGCGGGGACGAATAATCGCTTCGAGCATAGTCTTTGTCCAACCACGGGAGCGTCCTCCCTGGGATTTATAGAGTTCATCAATGCGTGCTTCGCATCGTAAAGCTTCATCGATTTCCATTTGGCGTTTTACGCTCTTAGGCGAATCATTATATAGAACATCGATATGATCAATATTAAACACAATAGGGTCTAGTGTGTATTTGAGTATCTCGAAATTTTGCGTTCGCTTTGGTGCGACGACCGGTGTGACGACCGGTGTGGCGACCGGTGCGACGATCGGCGCCGATGCTACAACTGGAACCGGTGCTGTTACAGGTGTAACCTGTGCAGGTATAGCCATTATAGGAAAATGACTGATACCCTTGCGCTCTGGAACCAATAGTTCTAGCGCCTTAACATTGTATGTTTGAAACGGATTAGACTTTAGAAAGTCGGATAATTCATTCCAATGAACCATTTATGTATATAAAGCGGCGGTTCATTTAGACCCTCCGTGATTGGCTAAGCCTCAGTGATAAGCCCCGTACTCCGGGTTAAAGAGCTAAGATAAAGTTCACGGTCGGCAAGATTCTTACGATTTGTCTGTGTAAATTGGATAAACAATTCTAGGTCATCAAATACAGGCTGTGCAAGATTACAGCAGTTAAAAAAGATTCCATTTAGATTCTCAGAAAACTCAGCTGAATGCTTTTGTAGAATTCGGATAATTTCAATATGTTCCGTTTTTGTAAGGCTCTTCAGATTGTCTAAAAATGCTTTGCGACGTTCATATTCTTCGGATGATAAAACACCGGGAACTGTGACTGTTGACATAGTTAATAAGAGGCAAGTGTTTCATCATATTTGTTTTACGCATTTTCAGGCACCGATTCTTCTCCGCTCTCAGTACCCTTATTGCCCTCGACCTTCTCTCCCTCAACCTCCTCGCCTTCAACCAACTTGCCAACCGCCATAATAAAGGGGGCGTTCGTCTTGATTTCGCTACGTTCAATGCGAACCTTAATCATATCGCCTTCTTTGATGCTATCAAATACGGTATTGCCAATATGAATATCACGTGGTACAAGGACACGAATCGCCTCTTCAAAGACGGCGTAGACACCCATCTTCGTTACCTTAATAACAAGTACAGGCATCACCATACCACCTTTTGGATAGAGTACATCACATTTCATCTTACAGTCATAGACAAAGTTGCCGGTGTAGCGACCGTTCTCGGCGGCACCGGCACTACGTGCGACGAGTTCAATAGAATCAGGCTTCACATAACCATTTGCATTACATTTGGACTCATGGCGCTCCTTGAGTTTTGTAACCAGCATATCTTTTACATCATCCGCCTTGTGCACATTATTGATTTCACCAGGCGTCAGTGCTACACGCTCATCTAAGTAAATGGTGTGATACATCCTCTACTTATCTCCTATTGGTTTGAAAGGTTTCAAATTTTAAGCCGAAGCAGACGCAGACGTCGCCACCCTCACGTCATCTTGACCCCAGCCCGTGCCGAGTCAACTACTGACATAAACCAGCGCTTGCCTCCCACACCGTGCCGGTCAGCATACCGAAGTAAAAACTCCATATATGGACATATTTGTTTGAGACTCAGATCTCCTATTTGTTTTAGAGGGTCGGCGGAGTTCATAGTAAATGTGGGATCTTCTGCAACAAACTGCCCTTCTTTGGTACCAGCCGGATCCTTCTTCTTTTTCACGTAGTCAAGCGCCTTTTGGCGTTCTTTACGTACATCGTCTGCCGATAACTCTCCCATCGCTGAGGTTTTCTCATCTCCTAGCAACAGTCCAGAAATAGGGTCGCCAGCGGCACGGAAAATGTTGTGAAGCGCAATAACACGGTCCTGATGGTTACCAAGATTACTTGTATTGGCACACTCAGCCCCCCTCATATCTCCCTTCACCTTGTCCACGGTCTTGAATATAATCCGCTTTTGTTTGGAAACCAGGAAACCAAAATAAGGACCGGTATCCTCTTTGAGATTAACCGGCTTTCCAATAATTGCGGCGACATCGTCTTTCGAAATAGTAGTACATTTTGATATAGCCGAGCCGTATTGACAATATGTTTCAATAGAACCACCGGAACCAACTGAAAGATTATAAATAACACAGCCGCTAATACGATTGACCGCATTCCGTTGGAAAAGTTCAATACGCTTATTATCTTTCATAAACATTTCGGCACAGGTTTTTTCATATCCATTAAGTGTATTAATACCTCGGGTTAGCCAATCAGTAAATACTGCTAATTGTTCTTTATATGTCCAATAATTCTCCATAAACCAATGATATGCAATAGGTCGTACATCATTCTTAAGATTACGGAAAAAGCGGAATACCCAACGCCAGCTAACCAATGATTTATCCATATCAGATATAGGACCGGTGAGATTTGTTTCTAGGATTTGTGTAAGAGTTAAATCCCATTCTCTGAGTTTTTCCAAGGCAGTGTCTGCCTCTGTAGTCTCATTTTCGTCTGTATTGGTATTAGCCTTACCTGTCGTAGTCGCAGCAGCCGCAGCAGTAGTAACAGCCGCAGCAGGACGAGGTTCAATAATAGGTTTTAAGTCGAGCCCCTCTGTTGCTAAAAGTGTACCACGTGGCGGGTCATATGCACCAGGTATACGACCATATGCACGTCCATATCGAAATGCCATAGGTATATAAGCATCTGTTACACCTTCAGGTTGAAATACAATATAATTATTTATCAGTTTTAATGTACCATAAATTCCATCATCACGATGAATTCGAACTTTATTTATCACTTCACGCAAACCAATTTCAGCAAATGAATCTGGAATACTTTTGTAAAATGTATCAAGTACATCTTCTACAGGCATTACAGTCTCCGTTTTAAAATAATCAATAAGTTTTTGTTGCTTTTCTAAAAAGTCACGACGGAAATTATACGATTTTTGGGTACTTTTATTGGAGCCAAGTTCATCTATAGTATTTACATCGCATTTGTATGGTTTACATTCAAATCCACCAGCAACCCGTTCACCTACGAAATCGCATAAACTTGTAAACGGTTCATCTCTGAGCGGAACAGACTTCTCTTCTCCAAACGCATCTATAATAGGGCGATTTTTGAGACCTTTTAATATAATAGCATTCAGATTAAGAATACAATCCCACGCTTCTATTTTCATTAACCGGCTTACACGCCCAATAGGCTGTGCTTTTCTAACGCCAAGACGATATGCGTATAAATCGGCAGTTTCATAATTTTCTACATTGGCGGCATGTAAATAAATAAGACAATTGCGCTCTGCAAGGGGAAGGTCAACGTGCGAACAGAAACGAACACCACGTCCCTCAATCTGTTCAATACGATTCAAGTGATACCAACCATCGAGCAAATGAATTTGGCGTATACATTTCAAATCAAGTCCTTCAGATGCAATTTGGGAGCCAATAATTGCCTTCACTTTTGAACCGTTTACTTCCTCTTTATTTTTGAATATTGTTGCATAACGTAAAAGCCCTTGGAAATCAGGGCTTACACCTTCATCGGATGTTAATAAAATATAGAATTTTGTAGGTTTGGTCGCCCCCTCCTGAATTAGGAGCGGTGCCGGTGTGCCATCTGAGAGAACACGAACCCATCCACGGAGTTCAAGTGCAATTCCAATGGGAAGTGCGCCCGCTTTGATATAACGGGAATATACAAACGAGATACCTTTGCCTCGCTCAATACAATCTACAATGGCAGCAATCTTAGGGGCATAATTGCTTAGTCCCTTGCCGAAAATATCTTGTATGGTCAATACCTCATCTGTATTTGTGTTTGTATTTTCAGTAGTAGCCTGAATCCACCGATACTGCTTCACTTTTGTGCCATTAAAGGTTGTCATAGATTCTTTAAAATGATTACTCCATCCTTCCCCTCCATATGTTCCGTTCTTGTAAAATATATTTCCCATTTGCATCGTGCGGTCAAGAATGAAATCGGTAACTTCAGAGCCTCGGTCACTTTCATCCACCTCTCCTGTATGAGATTGTTTCAAATAACGATGTAGATTCGTGCCAACCCATGTACTATTGATATCATGAACCCATAGAGGTAATCGTGCCATAATATTTTTATCATTGTCTGCCCATTGTACCAATCCTATATCTGTCTGGTCCCCCTTTTTCATTTCTTTACGGGAAATACTATATTTAGGATATTTATCATCCCGTAATAATTCGGCAATATTTGCCTCATCTGGTGTAAGACGAAGTGGGAATGTATTGGGATTTTCACCACGCATATAACTTACATAGCGCTTAATACGCTTTTTTAACTTGCTCTCTCCGCCCTCTTTGAACTGTCCGTCACCCTGAAATACTTCTGATACGTCGAGTCGCAGCGAATCATCCTTAGTATCATTCAATGTTAATAGATTGAGTAAGAAAATGATTTCGGGTGCAGTATTGTACATTGGTGTAGCAGTCATTAACATTAGGCGAAGACCTTCCGCACGGCTTAGAATATCTTTCAAAATGGGGGTAAGTTTCTTTCCTTGGGACTTTTCAGTTAAACGTTTTAGGTCAGGCTCATCGGTAACAGGTCCTTCGTCTTCGAAGTTGGCATCACGGAGATTATGGGCTTCATCAATAATGATCAAATGGTCGGCGAACAATCGGTTAATAATTTCACGTTTAGAATCTTCACGGGCAACGCCAACAACAGCCTCTGGTATCTTATCAAACTGCTTTGTGACTAAGTTGGCAAATTCAAGGTATCCTTTAATTTCATACCGCTGTTTAATTACTTTATTTACTTCTTTAACAATCTCTTCCTTATTACGATTGTTTGCCGTATCGCTTAAGTGTAGATATGTCATACCGGTACATTGTGGGGACTTCCAGAATTCCTTTGTAAGTGCATATTCTTCGGTATTTGAGGGGGTAAGACGATTTACATCAAAAATAGTACGATGAAATCCCTCTTGAATTGCTTGGGGCGCAATAATATAGACTTTATTATAGGGCATTAGTTCAAGGAATGTTTCTGCAACAGTTATAGCGGAGCAAGTCTTTCCAACGCCGACACCATGATATAGTAACGCACCATTGTAAGGAGTATCAGGATGTAGAAAACGGGCAACAAGGCGTTGGATAGATGTAGTAGTAAATTCACCAATAGCATTTTGGCAACTATCTTCCGCCACACGGTCTGATTTGAGTTCATAGAATTCGGTCTTTTTAGCGAGTCTTGCAGCAAAATTTGGGTCGGATATATCAGGATATAAACCGTATTCTTCTTCACGGCGCTTTATCCAATCTTGTGGTATAGGATTGGTTTTATCGTATTGTAGAAGTCTATCATCACTCCAAGAATCAATATCTTTATAAATTAATTCAGGTATAGGTATTTTGGGCTCTAGAGGAGCGGCTGGCATCTCTGGCTCTGGCTCTGGCTCTGGCTCTGGCTCTTGCTCTTGCTCTTGCTCTTGCTCTGGCTCCTCCTCTTCCTCAGCTGGTGCCTCCTCCTTTTCCTCTGCTGGGGCTGGCATCTCTGGCATCTGTGGCATCTCTGCTTCCACTTCTTTTGCCGCTTCTTCTGCAGCAGTATTTGCAGCCGCTTCTGCCTTTACCTCTTCCTCTACCGGTGATGCTGGTAAAGGCTTAGCTAACTTTATAGCTTGGAGCTCAAGGATTCTGGTATTGATTTTAGCACGACTAGTAAATTTACCAGTTTTAGTATGTCCTTTAAGTTCAGGTTTTCCTTGAAAATGAAATAATAAATTACGATGATTTTGTGTTTGGGATAGTGCATCTAATTTTTCTTTTGTCCAAACAACACTATCTAAATTATTCGGTAGATCCGTTTTAGCAACAATACGTGGCGCAACAATAGGTGGCGCTATAACAGGTGGCGCTATAACAGGTGGCGCAACAACAGGTGGCGCAACAACAGGTGGCGCTAAAACTTTCTCAGGAATTAAAGGATTATCTGTAGGCGCTTTTGGTGGCTCTAAAGCTTTCTTCGCTAACTTTATATCTTGAAGCCGAAGAATTTCAGAATTAATCTTAGCACGACTCGTGAATCTACCAGTCGATGTTTTAACTCCTACATATTCTGGGTGTCCTTGAAATCTAAATAATAAGTTACGATGTTTTTGTATTTCGGATAATGCATCTAATTTTGCCTTATCCCAAATGTCTGAATTTGACGGCTCCGCCATCCTCTCTGTTTATAGGGTGAATTTAAATCGTTTACCACCAGGAACGCCGGCTTTGTCTTGCTGCGGGTGCTCCTGCATTTACAGCAGTAGTGGCGACTTTAGCAGTTTC